ATCGCCCATGTGGACCAGACCGGCGAGTCGGACGCAAACTTCCTCACGCGCCTGGCGCGCGATTTCGATGCCATCGCCACCGTGAAGAACGGGACACTGCTGTTCATCCCAGCCGGCGAGCCAACCAGCGGATCCGGCCTCGCCTTGCCCAAGGTGACCATCACCCGCGACGTAGGTGACACACACACCTTCCTGGTGGCCGACCGCGAGAACTACAACGGCGTGAAGGCCTACTACCAGGACACCCGCGCCGGCACGCGCGGCGAAGTGGTGGTCGACGCCTCCAACGCCGCCGTCACGAAAGAGAAGCGGGACGGCAAGGTCAAGAAGAAGACGAAGAAGGCCGCGACGGTGGCCGCGCAGCCCAACCCGGATAACGTGAAGGTGTTGCGCCACACCTATGCATCGAAGGCCAACGCCGAGCGCGGCGCGCGCGCCGCGTGGCGCAGGATTCAGCGCGGCGTCGCTACCTTCTCGATCACGCTGGCGCGCGGCCGGCCGGACCTGTTCCCCTCACTGCATGCGAGCGTGAGCGGGTGGAAGAAGGACATCGACAACACGCAGTGGAGCGTCGGCAAGGTGACGCACAACCTGAACGATCGTGGCTACACCAGCTCGCTGGAGCTGGAGATCCAGCCGGAGAAGTTGGAAGAATCGGGTACGGCCGCCGGGTGATGGTGCCGGCGCTGCCATGTTGTGGCGGAGGGATCGACAACAGGCTGGCGGTGCTTTGCGCGCGCGCACGCGGCATCCTGGCGCTGTCCCTGGAGCGCCGGGCCGTCGCCGTGACGGCCAGCGTGTGAAATGGGGAGCCTCGCAAGGGGCAGGCTGGCGGGAACCGCCAGCCGAGGGAAGAAAGACGCGGCGACGTGGCGGGTGTTGGAGCACCCACCACGACCCGCTCTAGCAGATCGGACCTGCCAGACCGGCCAGGGCCGCGCCACCTCGCGAGGCGCCGGCATCCTAGCACAGCAGGAACAACCATTCATGCAGGACATTCGTTGCGGTGCGTGCCACCGCAAACTCGGTGCAGGTGAATACGTGCGCCTTGCCATCAAATGCCCGCGCTGCGGGACCATGAACGTTTTGAGGGCCGAGCGCCCCGCACCAGAGAGCCGCCGAGCTTCGTACAGTGGAGACCCCACCCATGAGCACGAACGCTCGCGCTGCCGCGCAGCTCAACCACCTGCACCGTAGCAACGCCCTGGACGTGTTGCGCGACCTGCCCGATGCATCGGTCGACCTGTTCTTCACGGACCCGCCGTATTCGTCGGGCGGCCTGCATGTCGGCGCCCGCACGGCGGCGCCTCAGAAGAAATACATCCATTCCGATGTGCGAACCAACTACACCACCTTCGGCCACGACAACAAGGATCAGCGGTCCTGGACGTTCTGGTGCATGACCTGGCTGGCCGAGGCCTACCGTGCGACCAAGGAGGGTGGTTACCTGGTGTGCTTCACCGACTGGCGCCAACTGCCGAGTCTGACCGATGCCATTCAGGGGGCGGGCTACATCTGGCGCGGCGTGGCGGTGTGGGACAAGACGGTTGGCCGCGCGCGGCCTCGCTCGGGCGGTTTCTCGGCGCAGGCCGAGTCCATGGTGTGGGCGACGAAGGGCGCGGTGCCGGCCGGCAATCCGGTGTTCCTGCCTGGCGTGTTTCCGGAACGCTTGCCGCTTCCCAAGCAGCACATGACCGAAAAGCCGCTGGCGCTCGCGCGTGAAGTCGTGCGCCTAGTGTCACCGGGTGCCGTCGTGTGCGACCCGTTCGCCGGGTCGGGGACATTCCTGGTGGCCGCCCAGGAGGCCGGCCACCAGTGGATCGGGTGCGAGCTGGAGCCCGCCTATCACGAGCTGGCGTTGCGGCGCTTGGCGGCGTCGCGTGCCACCTCCCAGGACGCGGCGCCATTGCCAGCCGCGGAGCAGACGTAAAGCGTGTTGTCGCTCATTCGCGTCACGCTGCCACGCGAATAGACCTTGCCGTCATGCTGGCATGTGGTTGCGCTACCCGCGATCGCAATTGCGTTACCGCTGGCCGGCGTGCCGGCCGATACTCCGGCAGGTGTGAACACTGCATACCCGGCCGCTCCGCCGGCCGCCAACGCGAGGCCTACGGCCGCCATCACCCACCGGCGCATGCGCGCGAGCTGGCTTTCGATTGTCGTGCAGCCGATACAGGGAACGTTGGGGATCACCTGGCTCTCCCTCTCCGAAGATGCAGGGGCGGAGCTGGCCGCGATGACTGGCTCCTCGCTCTCCTCGGCAATCCACCGCTCCAGCATTTCCATGACGGCTTTGAACTGGCTGCGTGGCAAGTCCCGTATCTCGTCGAGCCCGAAATCGGTCAGGATGATCCGGTACACCTCCAGTTTTTCCATACCGGTCGCGTTCATCACCTCGTGCACTTTCGAGGCGATCCGCCTGCGTTGTAGATCGTTGATTTTCCTGCTGGGCTCGGGTGTCTGATCGCCTTTGCCGTTGTTGATTGTGATGACGTTGCTCAGATGGTTGGTCGCCGATGCGCCATCGTGTGTGGCGTCGCCCGCGACAACCTGACCAGCATCCCCCTTCACTACGATATTTTCGTTTTGCATTGCTTGTACTGACTGCGAGTGCGCCGTGGTCGGGCGCAAAAATACTCCCTCCTGAAAAACGCTCCCCAAAAAAAGGCCCGCCGTGTGTTTGTTGTGTAGGCGGGCCTGCTTACTGCCAGTGCTGGTTGGCGGTGTCGCGCATGCGCGCACCGCTCTAATCAACTCTTCTTATCCAGCTTGCTCATGTCGATGTTGACGGTGCCTGTCTGGTTGCCTTCTACGTATTGCCCCACGTTGCCGCCGACACGAATGGATGCTCTCTCTCGCGGCGGTGGTTGCATACCACCTATTAGGGCAAGGACCCCCGCGCGACCGCGCTCGTCGAGCTTGCGGTAGCCGTTCAGGATTTGCTCCTCTTCGCTGGACAGCAACGTCGGCATATGCAGGCCCAGGACGATATATAGAACGTCAGCCCCGATGGCATGCCAGCTGTTGAGGGACTCAATACCCGGCTCGCGTTCGCCGGACTCGTAGTAGGCGTAGGTCCTCGCTGACACCCCACCAGACTGCGCCATTTCGATTTGAGACAAGCCGAGCCGACCGCGCTCCTCCGCGAGCCGGTCTCCGTAGTGCATTTTCATGCTTATAGCCCTTGCAAACCTGCACAATTGTGCNTGGCGGCGACCGATTCCCCCATGCCTCGTGACTTCCCTACATCGACGCCCATGTATCCCGATCCGAAGAAGGTGCGCGACCACCGCATCACCATCCGACTTGATGACTACGAGTTCGCCTTTTTTATCTCGCTGGCCAACCTTGTTGGTGAGCAACCTGCGGCGCTCGCTCGTCGTGTTTTGCTCAAGGAAGCAACGCAGCTGTGCGCCAGTGACTCCACTGTAGAGCCGTGCAGCGCTTAACTGAAGACGCCAAGTAGCCGCTGAAACGATGTCGGAGATTGAGCTGTGTATCACCGAAGAAGAGCTGCAGGTGTTGGAGCAGGTGCGCCAACAGCAAGGCCTTGCCACCATCAGCCAAGCCGCGGAATGGCTCGTGAAGACATCCCTTAGAAACACCGCCGAACGTATGACCGGTAAGCGCCGCTCCCTGCGGCTTGTAGTTCCCCTGGAGATCAAGCAATGAAAATGACGTGCCCGCATTGCGCCGCTCGCATGCACATCCGCACCAGCCGCGAGTTGTCGCTGCTGTCGCGCGAGCTGTATTTCCAGTGCCCCGACGTGGAATGCGCCTACACCTGTCGGGCCATTCTCTCCGCTGTCAACACCATCGCGCCGAGCATGAAGCCGAACCCGAAGGCTTACCTCCCCGCCGGCCGCGCCCGCTTGCTGCCCGGAAACCCGCGCCAGCTCGACCTGCTGCCCGGCTGACCGCGTAGCCCCCTAATCCTCTTCCCCTCACGTTTTTTTCGCGCCTTGCAAGGCGTGAGGGGCTTTTTTTGCCCAAAAACTGCCGCCTATGCGGCTTTGCCCCGGAGTTTCGCCATGCAACACCTTCCAGATTCCACTGTCCTGGTGTTCGAGGACATCGAGTTCGATGTGGTCGACCTGCACAACGTACCGTGGCTGAGGGGCTCGCAAATTGCGAGCGCCTTGGGCTACAAGAACCACCGGGCCAGCATCGCCGAACTGTACGAGCGCAACGCAGACGAGTTCACTCCAGAGATGACCCAGGTGGTCGAGCTGAACACCGCCGGCGGCCGTCAGCCGGTGCGCATCTTCAGCCCGCGCGGCTGCTACCTGCTGGGCATGCTGGCGCGTACGGAGCGCGCCAAGGCGTTTCGCCGCTGGGTGCTGGACGTGCTGGAGGGGCGGCAACTGCCGCGCAAGGTGGCCGCGCTGACTGTGCCGCAGCACCTGGCGGCGCTGCGCTACCGCGGCGCGTTGGTGAAGGAACTGGGCGTTACTCGCGCGCTTCCCGTGGCGTTGGAGCTTTACGCAAACCTGGTGCACGTATCCCGCCTGCTGGGCATCCAGGTACTGCCGATCGGCGCGCTCGCCCCGATCGCTCATCAACGGATCCTGCCCAACGTGGCTTGAGGGGCGGACATGTCTATCGTCACTTCCTTGTGTTCGGCTGCTCGGATCACCGTTGGCGCCGTGGAGTTCAGAAAGTTCCGCTCGGTTAGCGGCGGCGATCGGGTGTACGCCATCCAGTCGATCATCGTCCACATGGCCAATGGTCCCGAGGTGGAGCTGCGTATCCACCTCGACGAAGGTTGCGCGGCGCTGGCCGCTGGCGAAGCCGTAGTGCTTCCGTCGCCCGATGAGGTGGCCGAATGAAGCCCTTCATCGTCTGCATTGCCACTGGTGGTCGGAGCCTGTCGGTCCCCATAATCGCCGCGTCGAGCTTCGACGCAATCGTTCGCGTGCTGGTTGCCCTGGAGGCGCAAGGCATGCACGCCTGCAGCGGGACCGCCCGCCCGATCGGGAGGACGGTATGACTACCGCGCAGGCCTTCGTCCTTGCTGTCACGCTGGCAGCCATGGTTGCTAGCGTCGGGGTGTTCTGCGTCTGGTTGACCCGAACCGCCGCGTCCATCGAGCAATGCGAAACGAAGCACGGCTGCCGCCACATGCTGTGCGCGGCGACGGTTCCTTTCGTGGTTGCCCTTGCTGCACTGTGCCTCTTCCGTGGGGTGCTGTGATGCTCGCCCTTGTTGACCTCTGGATGCTGTTGTCGGCCATGGTGTCGGTGGCCTTGATGAACTACGACCAGCGCACTCAGCGCTGGGGCGCGCTGGTCGGTTTGCTAGGCCAGCCCGCCTGGCTGTACCTGACGCACGTGAGCGGCGAGGGCGGGATGTTCACGGCCAGCGTCTTCTTCACGCTGTGCTATGGCCACGGCGTGTGGAAGGGCTTCGGGAGCCGCTGCCATGGCTAAACACGCCGTCACCGAATCGGACGTGCGGTGGGCTCACCGCTTCCTGCGTCTGACCACTCCCTACGAGGCCATGCCGCCCCAACTGCGGGCGGCAGTCACCGCCGCCGCAAGCGCGCTGGCGCCCAAGTTCCGCCGGCGCCCGCGCTCGAGCAATCCACCCACCGTCGATCTGAAGCGCCGCGCCGCGGGCGATCTGGACGACTGACGCTCTCCAAGCCACGACCATGAAAAAGACCATCACCTTTGAGATTGACACCGCCTGCTTGCCCAACCGGACGGATGAATACATCGCCGCGCTTTGGTACATCGCACAGTCTCAGCCGGCGGAGCACGGCGACCACGACGCCGGCGAGTTCGCCGAGCAGGTCGGCCGCGAAATCATCCAGCGCTGGATGCGAGGTGTGCCGGTGCCGGTGTGGAACATCCAGGGCAGCGACTACTACCACCAGCAACTCACGCGCTTTGCTCGCTGGAACGGCAAAGACTGGGTGGCCGCGTCTGACGCGCAACCGTCCGTGCCGGAGATCCTGTGACATGCCCAAGTTCGAGGTTTACCCGATCACCAACGCCGGCACGCGCGCCGGATCCAGCGTGTTCGTCAATGCAGCAGATACGAGGCGTGCGGCCGCGGCCGGCAAGTACTGGTTGAGTGTCGTGGGTCGGCGCACGCGATATGTGCGCGCTGTGCCGTGGTACCCCGAGCGCGATATGTCCATGCGGGGGTACGTCCAGCGCAACCCGGGGAAGCGGGTATGACGCAGCTTCCTCTTCCGCTGATGGCGCCCGAAGCATTGGACCGATTCCGCATCATCCACCACGGGCAACGGGTCTCCTACGGCGATGTCAGCCGGCACATGCGCATGCTCAAGCGCTCAGGCCGCTGGGCCGAGCTAGACGAGCTGGTCGAGGTTGCCGCCGAGGTTTTCAGTGCGCCGGAGTGGCGACGAATGCTTGCGGCATGGAAAGCCGGCAACAACTCGGGCGTCAAGCGCAGCCCGTGGCGCGAAGACGAGGTGGGCGCATGAGCATTCTCGTCCTTCCGCTGCGAGGGGATTTCTTCGATCAGATCCAGGCTGGCACCAAGTGCGAGGAATACCGCCTTTGCACGCCGCACTGGCGCCGCCGCTTGGAGGGGCGGACCTTCGATCGCATCGAGCTGATGCGCGGCTACCCGCGCCGAGACGACAGCGCCCGGCGCCTATCGCGCCCGTGGCGCGGCTACATCATCAAAACCATCACCCACCCGCACTTCGGCCCTGAGCCCTTGCAGGTTTTCGCCATTCGGGTGAACGTAACACCGGAGACCATGTAATGGCCTCAATCGAAGAACTGAAGAAACGCATCGACCTCCACGACCTGGCCGAACGGCTGGGTATCAAACGCGGCCCGGGCGCCATCAAGCGCGGCGCCGGCGGCGACCAGGCGCTGTATCACTCGCCGCTGCACGCTGACAAGAACCCTTCGCTGTCCATCTTCGTCAACCACCCGACGCACGGTACCGGCTGGAAGGAGCACAGCACAGGCGACGGCGGATCCTGCATCGACCTGGTCATCCTCGCGCGCGGCGGTGACGCATCCGACGCTGTGAAGTGGCTGCATGAGGCCTACGCAATTCCCTTCGACAAGCCGGCCGGCCAGCCGGAACGCCGCGAAAAGTCCAAGGCCGAATACATCGCCGACCGCTGCCATGCCGAGCGCGAGCAGGTGCGCCCGTACCTGGCGGGCCGGGGCATTTCCGATGCTGCCATCGACGCGGCATTCCGGGCTCGCACGCTGGGCTACAACGCCTGGACCAGCCCGAAGCTGGCGGCCGGCTCTGTAGGCCACGGCGGGCCGGCCGCTGCCTTTATCGTGCAATCGCTGAACCCCGGCCACGTGGTGGGCGTGGACATGCGCTACTTCGATCCGGCGCTCAATGGCAACGTCAAGACGCAGAGCCAGGGTGAAAAGGCTGGCTACGGCTGGACGGCCGACCCTGCACGTCTTGCTCGAGCAAAGCGCGTGTACCTGGTCGAGAGCCCCATCAACGCGCTGTCGATCGACACCTGCCGCATTCCTGGTGCGGCCGCCTTCGCGCTGCGTGGCTTGTCCAACGTGGACGACATCGACTTCTCGTTCCTCCAGGGCAAGCAGTGCATCATCTGCATGGACAACGACGAGCCGTTTGAGCACGACCACCCGCGCGCTGGCCAGCGCCCCGGCCCCGAGGCCGCGTGGACGCTCTATGAGCGCCTGACCGCGTTGAACATCAGCGCCGTGCTGGTCGACCAATCCGAATGGGTGAACGGGCTGAACGACGACAAAACTGCGGCCGAGTCGATCAACGATGTGAACGACTACCTCCAGGCGCGCGGCGCCGAGCAGCTCGCCCGCGCGCTGGACAAGTTCGACCCGTGGGTGATTGCCGGCATGGTGGGCGACACCACGCGCCGTGGCCGCCCACGCGTGCATCTGCCGGCGCACGACTATGCGCAGTACTGGCGCTTCCGCGTAAAGCAGGACTTCACCAGTTACATCACCAAGATGGACCGGCGCAGCGAGGGTGATGACGATGTCGAAACGCCGGTGTACACCGACCTGTGCGGCTTCCGCATCGCCTCCATCAGTCGCGTGTCGGTAGCCGGCGCCACGGCCACGATGACGGGCGACCCGGACCAGTCTCCCACGGTGTATTTCGCCGTGTCCGTGCAGGCGCCGCGCCACGGCGCGAAGCTGATTCGCCGCGTGATGCTGGACGACCAGCTGCACAACACCGACCTGTGGGGCAAGTTCGGGCCGATTTGGGCGCCGGCGCCGTTCAAGCGCATGGTGAACATTCTGGAGCGCACGGCCGACCTCGGCGCGCGTGATGCGGCCAACTTCGTCGGCGTGGCCTGGCGCGACGGCCGCCTGATCGTCAATGAGGGGCCGGACTGCTATTTCACGGAGCCCGAAAGGCAGTGCCCGTACCACAACCTCACATTCCCTTCTGGCCCGACCCGGGACGCCGCCAAGGTGTTGGCCGCCTTCCAGGAGACGTTCAAGCAGAACGCTGCCACCATCCCCTTGGTGTGGGCACTCGGCGGCCACCTGAAGGCACTGTTGGGCTTCTGGCCGCATATGACCGTCCAGGCTGACAAGGGGGCCGGCAAGTCGACGCTCATCAAGCGCCTGGAGCGCGCGCTGGCGTTCACGATGCTTTCCGGCCAGAGCCTGCAGACCGAGTTCCGGCTGCTGACCAGCGTTTCGCATACCAGTCACCCCGTGGGTTGGGAAGAACTGTCCGCGCGCCGGCAGGAAATCATCGACAAGGCCGTGGGGCTGTTGCAGGAGAACTACCAGTACACCGTCACCAAGCGTGGCGCCGACATGACGGAATACCTGATCTGTGCTCCCGTGATGCTGGCCGGCGAGGACGTACCCGTGCGGAGCCTGCTGGGCAAGCTGGTACGCACCAACCTGACGGGCAAGAAGGGGCCGATGATGCCCGATGACCTGCCGCGCTTCCCCGTCAAGCAGTGGCTGCAGTTCCTGGCCAGCCTGGACAAAGCCACGGTGCTTGCCGAATACCGGAAGATCCACGCCTACTGCGTGCGGATGGCGCGTGCCACCGGCGAGGACGCGGGGGCTGAGCGGATGATTTCCAACTACGCGGCCGTGATGCTGGCGTGGCGCTACCTGGCCGAATTCGCCAGCGTAGACCACAGCACCGGCAACTTCATCAACGACCTGCTGGCGGAGATGAACGCCCACATCGCCGAAACCAGCGCCGACCGCGAGCCGTGGGTCTGGATCATGGAGACCGCGCTGTCGGAGATCGACGCCGGCAAGTACACGTATCCGACCGCCTTCGATGTGGTGGACGGCGAGCACTGCATCCTATTGCGCACCAGCCACATCATGGACCACATCGCGCACAGCAGCGCGCTACGCGAGAAGTGGAACGGGTTGCCGGTGAAGTCCGATCGGGTGTTCAAGAAGCAGCTCTACAACGCCGGCGTGGTGGCCGGCGACAAGGAAATCGAGCGGACCATCTTCAGCCGGCGTGTCGGGCACCTGACGCCGATTTCGCTGCAACGCTTAGCCGGCTACGGCCTGTCCGTCGCTATTCGGGAGGATGCCCATGCGCACGCCTGATGCACGCGAACGGCTGTGGGCGTCCGCTCGCCTGCCTGGCCGTTTCACTCTGTTGCAGTCTCGCCGCCGCCGTGTGCTGCTGATCGCCATTGAGCAGCGAGACCAGGTGCTGGCCGCTGCCGCGCTCGCCGAGCTGGGCGCCCTGATGAGGGCATGGTGATGCGTGCCTTCCCTCTTTCCCCACTCCGTGCGGCCGCAGGCCGCTTCGCCACCTGCGCCTTGGTGCACTTCAACCTGCCGGGCGGCGAGCGCGCTACGGCCCTGTACGACGCCCACGTGGTGCTGCGCGACCAGGTTCCGCA